GATCTTGATGAGTGGGCAGATAAGTTTAGGTTTATGAATGAGACCACAGGTGAGAAGTGGTTCACAGACACACAGGAGATTGCCCGTGGCCCAATGCGCTCAGTTACTGAGGCAGGTGTACGCACAATAACTGTTATGTGCGCAACTCAGTTACTAAAGACTGAATTGATTTTAAATACAATTGGCTATTTTGTTCATCTTGATCCTTGCCCCATCCTTGTTGTTCAACCAAAGGAAGAAGTTGCAAAGAACTTTAGCAATGTAAGATTGAAACAAATGATCCGCTCAACACCATCTATCAAGGAATTATTTGGTGATGAGAAGAGCAGGGATGCAACTAACACTGCACTACATAAGGAATTTCCTGGCGGCCATGTAACAATGGTGTCTGCAAAATCTCCCTCTAACCTTGCAATGTTTGCAATACGTCTTGTTCTTCTTGATGAGGTTGACAAGTATGATGAAAGCTCTGGTGAAGAAGGTGATCCAATAACCCTTGCTGAAGAGCGTATGTCAAAATATTCAACAAACTCTCTTTCAATCCGTACATGTTCACCAACTACAAAGGGTAACTCCAGAATAGAAAACAGCTATGAGGAATCAGATCAGCGTAAACCTTTTGTTGCTTGTCAACATTGCGGCCATAAGCAAATTCTTATTTGGAAAAATGTTCATTGGGATAAGGATGAAGAGGGTAATCACAAGATTGAAACTGCAACATATCATTGTGGACAATGCAGTGCAGCATGGAATGAATATCAAAGATTGCTATCACTGAAAAAGATCTGGTGGAGACAGACTGCAAAATTCCAATGTAAATTCTGCGAACATGAAAACTTCCCTGCCTCTTGGCCTTCTGATGAAGATAATAAATGGGATGAGAATGGCAGGGCACTTTGTGAGAATTGTCATAAAGGAAAATGCCCAAACACCCATGCAGGATTTTGGGCTAACAAAATGTATTCAACATTTCGCCCTATTTCTGATATGGTTAAGCTTTGGCTTGAGGCACAAGGTAATATTGAGAAGCTGAAGATGTTTGTCAATACACAGTTGGCAGAGACGTTTGAACAGCCAGGTGAACAGATTAAAGATATTGAATGGTTGACAAAGAGAAAAGAAAAATATGATGGTGAACTCCCTTCACAGGTTGGAATCATTACAGCAGGAATTGACGTTCAGGAAAATAGGCTTGAGTGTGAAGTTGTTGGATGGGGATTGAATGAGGAGTCATGGAGCATAGCCTATCACATCATAACTGGTGATCCAAAAAATCCTGAGACATGGACTGAACTTGATAAATATTTACAGCGTCCATTCATCCGCAATGATGGAAGATATAGTTTTATTGCAGCAGCCTGTATAGATACTCAAGGCCATCACACACAGTATGTAATGAACTATTGCAGGCATCGCATAAACAGAAGAGTTTGGCCTATTCGCGGAATTGGTGGTGATGGAAAATCCCATCCTGTCTGGCCAAGAGATTATTCCAAGGGAAAGTATAATGTGCCTTTCTATAATATTGGAGTTGATTCTGCAAAGAACAATGTCTTTGGTCGATTGTTCATTGAACAAGAAGGTGCTGGCTATTGCCATTTTCCCGAAGATAGGAATGATGATTGGTTTAAGCAATTGACTGCTGAGAAGCGCGTCACAAAATATCGTGGAGCCTCTAAGATACTTGTTTGGGAAAATCCAAAGAGAGCAAGGAATGAGGCATTTGACTGTAGGGTTTATTCTTATGCTGCCCTTTGTGGGTTGCAGTATAAAGGATGGAATGTAAATCAATTGACCCAGTCACAACAATTGATTCTCTTATCAAAAGTTGAGAAGGAAGTTGTTGCTAAAAATATAACTTTAAATAATAAATCGAAAGATATAAAATCAAATAAGATTGTTAAGTCATCTTTCATGAGTAATTAATCTTGTTTAAAAACTGGACAACAGAGAAGCTTCAGGAATATGTCTTAAAGTTGGAAGAAATGTACATGCAGGGTGTACGTCAATCCACCTTTAAGGATCAGACTTTGATTTTTGGCAGCACAAGTGAAATTGAACAAAGACTTTCCAAGGCATATGCTGCTTTAGAAGATCGTGGTGAGTTGAATGTTGGTGAGAAAAGAAAGAAGATGATCCGCATTCAAACAATCAATGATGGGTTTAGATGAAAAAGAAATCTTCAGGTAAATCTTCAAAGAAAGTTCCAAGTCGCAACAGACTTGGGAATTCAATTATTCATTCTAAAATTCCAAAGGCAGCAATGGAAAATGATCCATTTGTCTTTGGTCATAATACTAATCCAACAAGTAACATGCCTTCTTTTGCTTCTGAGCTTGGCCGCAGGGGTGCTGAGGTCATTGGCCTTGGTACTGGCCCAACATCAACCTCAATTATCAATTCAACTGTTGCGAGAAAAAGATCACGCTTTGCAATTTTAACAAATGCATATGCATCCCGTGGAATTGATATTATGGTCAGCAATGTTGTTGGCTCTGGCCATAGGATGCTGAGCCTTGCTCCAGATAAAACATTCAAGAAGCAGGTTGAAGATTTATTTAACAAATGGAAAAATAAGGCAGAAACTTCTGGTAAGTTGAACTGGGGAGCATTTGAGGCTCTTGCTTTTCGTAGTATGATTGAAGGTGGTGATTGTTTTATTAGGATGAGAGTGAGGAGGCCAGAAGATAATTTGCCTGTACCTCTGCAGCTGCAGATATATGAATCAGAACAAGTTCCTGTTACTAAAAATGAATTGAATGGAGCTAATAAAATCATTGCTGGCATTCAGTTTGATGCCCTTGATCGTGCATCTTTTTATCACATGTATAGAAATCATCCAGGTGAATTCTCTATTATGTTAGCAAATCAAGGTGGCAATCAGGAAACAATCATGGTTCCTGCTGCAGAGATAATTCATTTACATGATGTTAAGCGTCCAAATGAAATAAGAGGCTTGCCAATTTTATCTCAGGCACTGATTAAATTGTCTGATCTTGATAAGTATATGGATGCAGAGCTTGTCAGAAAAAAGGCTTGTGCTTTGATTGGTGGATTTATTAAAGAGCCTGCAGATGGAAACAATGCATTGAATCCTTTCATTGGTGATGAGACTGGACAGGATAAGGAATCAGAAGTTCATATTGAGGCTCTTGAGCCTGGAAGCTTTCCTGTCCTTCCCTCTGGCTATGAAGTTTCATATTCAAGTCCAGCAGATGTTGGTCAGAATTTCCAAATCTTTTTAAAGCAGCAGTTAATGATGATTGCTGCTTCTCTTAATTTAACATTTGAACAGTTGACAGGTGATATGTCAAATGTTAATGACCGTTCATTACGTGCTAATCTTCTTGAGTTTAAGCGCATTGCTACTAACTATCAGGAAAATGTACTTGTACATCAGTTATGCAATACAATTTTTGCAAAGTGGTTTGACCTTGCAATTATTTCTGGTGCCCTTAAAATTCCTGAAGGAATGTCTGATGAGGATGCAAGAAAGGTTAAGTGGATTGCTGATCCATGGCCATATATGAATCCGCAGCAGGAAGTTAATACCAATATTTCTGAAGTACGTGCTGGATTTAAATCTCGCTCTGAAATTATTACAGAGCGTGGAGGAATTCCAGAAGATGTTGATGCTCAGATCAAGCAGGATAAAGAAAGAGAAAAGGAAAATGATCTGATCTATACTACAAATGCTGAGATATTGAGTGACTCTGGAGTTGCGCACTCAACTGATCCTTCAGGTAATATTAAAGATATTGAAGAAGCTCCACAAAATAATCAGGGGGATGCAAATGCCCAACAAATTGAGACTTGATGGCTTTATTGCTGAGAGGGTTTTTAATAAGCCCTTGTTGCTTGAGAAGAATAAGGCAAGAGTGATTGCAAATTATCTTGAGCAAAGAATTGCTGGGGGAATTACTCTTGATCTTTCTGAGCGTGCATCAACAGAGAGTGATACTGATTTTCAAATCATTGAGGGCGTAGCTGTTATTCCAATCATTGGAACTTTGGTTCAGCGTGGTGGCTGGATGGATGCTGCTTCTGGATTGTTAAGCTATCAAGTATTGCGTGAACAATTAATCTCTGCGGCAAATGATCAAAGTTTAAAATCAATTCTACTTGATATTGATTCTGGTGGTGGAGAAGTTGAAGGAAACTTTGACTTGGCAAGATTAATTCGTCAGATCAATGATGAAGTTAAGCCAGTTATTGCCATTGCAAATGGTTCTGCATTTTCAGGCGCATTTAGCCTTGGTGTTGCTGCTGGTGAATTTTTCGTAACTGAGACTGGTGGTGTTGGATCAGTTGGAGTAATTATTCAACATATTGATGTTAGTAAGAATAATGAAATGAATGGTATTAAAGTAACAAATATTGTTGCTGGTGATCGTAAAGCAGAATTGTCTCCTGACTTTCCTTTATCAAAGGAAGGCAAAGATATGTTGCAAAAAGAAGTTGACAGAGTTGGTGATATGTTTGTTTCACTTGTTGCTCAAATGAGAGGTATATCAGAGAATTCCGTAAAATCTACTGAAGCTGCTTTACTATTTGGAATGGAATCAGTTAATATAGGATTTGTTGATGGAATTATTTCCTTTGACAACTTGCTTGAAAGCATGATTGACATGCAGTTGAATAAGAATGTCTCAGGATTTAAACAGAGGATAAGTGAAATGAATTTTTTGAAGAAGAAAGCATCAGAGGAAAAACCTGAAGAAGTTAAAGATGAAACTGTATCAACAGAAAAAGAGCCTGTTGTTGATGAAGTTGTAGCATCTGAAGAGGCTGCTCCTGTTGTTGAAGAAAAACCTGCTGAGGTTGATCAGGTTGCAAGAGCTGCTGAGATTGCAGATATTTGCTCTGCAGCTGGAATGGCATCAAAGATTTCAGAATTTATTAAATCTGATATGACTGTTGATCAGGTTAAAGAGAAGATTGACATTGGCAAGGAAATTGAAAAGCTTTGCCTCATTGCAAATAAATGCNNCAGGATGATCTGATTAAGAGAATGTCAAATGAGCAAGTTGATATCAGTAATAAGCCAACATCTGAATCAGTTGCAAAAGAAATGACTAACGCTAAAAATGTTATTGAACGTGACATTGAAAGGCGTGAACAACTTAACAAATCTAACAAGGGAGATAAATAATGTCTGAATTAACTGAAAAGAGAGGCGCAGGGCTTCATATTGTATCTGAAGCTAATGGTAATCTGAGCCGTGAGCAAGGTGTCCTTGACACTGGCAACCTTGAAACTGGCACAATCCTTGGCAAGATTACATCCTCGGGCAAATATGTGCAGGTGAACCTGGCTGCTGTTGATGGATCTGAAACGGCTGTTGCAGTCCTTTGGGATAAGGCAGATGCAAGTTCTGCAGATCAGAAAATTACAGTTCACACTCGCCTTTGTGAATTGCTGACAACCGAATTGGTTTATCCAACCGGCGCTTCTGATAATGATAAGGCAGCAATCAATGCTGACTTAGCTGATCGTTATATGATTGTACGCTAATTTAAGGGGAGAGAAAAACAATGTCACTTTTTCATGATGTATTTAGTCAGGATGCCTTTGGCTTTGTAAGCCTTTCTGCTGCAGTAAACAAACTTCCATTTGTTGAGCAGCGTCTTGGAGAACTGAATGTCTTCAACTTTGTTGAAGGTGTTGAGACTTCTACTGTTGTTATTGACAGGACAGAAGGTCAACTGCAGATTATGGGGACACGTCCACGTGGTGCTCCTCCCCAGGAAGCTCTTAAAGATAAAAAGGCATCAAGCCTTTCTGTTGTGATTCCTCATCTTCAGGTTGAAGATAGAGTCATGGCATCATCTATGCTTGGAAAGCGTAAACCTGGCATGGATGTTATGGAGACTGTTGCTGCAAAAGTTAATGATCGTTTCCAGTGGATGCTTCAGCATATGCTTGCTCCAACTTTGGAAGTGCATCGTTTGAATGCTTTGCGTGGAATCCTGCTTGATAGTGATGGGACAACTGTCATTCAAAACTTCTTTACACTGTTTGGCGAGTCTCAGCAGACTCATAACTTTGCACTTTCCAGCGCAACTACAAAAGTGCGTGAAGAAACAATGGCAGCAATTCGCAAGATTGAGGATTATCTTGATGGTATTCCTTATTCTGGCGTTCGCGCAATTTGTGGCCGCGATTTCTTTGATGCCCTGATCAGTCATCCTCTGGTGCGTGATACTTTCATTTATCAGGAAGGTCAGGAACTTCGCAGGGATTTGCGTAAAACTGGCTTTGCTTTTGGTGGAGTTGTTTGGGAAGAATATCGCGGCATGCGTAACCTGAGCAATAACCTTGGCCAGGTTGATGATGATGAAGCAATCATGTTTCCTGAAGGGGTTTCTGGTATGTATCGTACATACTATGCTCCTGCTGATTTCATGGAAACGGTTAATGAGCTTGGTCAACCTCTTTATGCGCGTATTGCTCCTGACTGGAAATACAATCGCTGGGTGGATCAACTCATTGAGAGCAATCCGCTGTTCATCAACACTCGCCCACGTGCAGTGCTGAAGATCACCAAATCTTAATGGCAGCACATTTTTTCAAAGGGCTGGGGGAGACTGTACTTGGGATTTTTAAAGATGCTGAAAATGCAGTTTTTAATCCACAAGAAGGTCAAACCCAGTCCATTGAAGTTATCTTCTCCCATAGACATCAGGATGTAGATATATATGGGAAAGATTATGGTGCTCCAAAGCCTGTTGCTTGGATAAAGACTGGGATTGCTGAACCAAAATATAAAGATAAACTTTGTATCAATGAAGTTGAATATTTAATTATTGATATAAAGCCAGATGGGTTAGAATTAACTAGGTTGGATTTACAAGAGCCTTAAAATGCATGTCAGGCAGAAAATCAGGAATAAATTTACTGCTTTGCTGAAAGAAATCCCAGCATTTAATGATCGTGTATTTGAAAGTAGAGTTCATCAGTTGGCAAGCACTGACATTCCTTGTGCATTGGTATATTCTGAATCAGAAATGATAGAGCCAGCAACAAAAGGTAATCGTCCTGCAATTCAAAAAAGATTTGTAGAGACTGCAGTTTATGCTTTTGCAAAGGCCACTGAGAATGTTGAGGATGCTCTTGATCATTTAACTAAAGATATTGAGGCAAAGATTTGTTCCAACCCAACCCTTGGAGGGATTGTAATGGAAACAAATTTACGTGATACAGATTTAAAAATTGGTGGTGAGCCAAATTCACCAATTGGCGCTGCACGTATGTCTTTTGTTTCAATTGTGCATACGCAAGCTGGATTTTCTGAACAAACAATAGGAGGCTAAAATGGCTGTACAATTTGCACCACTTTCTAATGATTTATATTCTATTCCAAAAGCACAAATTCTTTTTAGGCCTGAAGGAGCTGAGGCATTTGAGCTTCTTGGTGATGCTGATGAAGTTACCATTGAGCCAACAGTTGAGGAAACTGAGCGTTTCTCAAATGAAGGTGGTGTGCGCCTTCTGGCAAAAACAGTTGTAACTCAGGTTGATGCCCTTCTGTCAATGACGCTTGTTCAACTGTCAGATCGTAACAGGGCACTTTCCTTGCTTGGCTTGCTTGAATATCACACTCAATCTTCAACAACAAACCATACCATTGACCTGACTGCTGTTGATTATGATAACAAGATTTATATGCTTGAGCATATCAATATCACTGGTCTTGTTGTTAAAGATGGTGCAGAGGCTGTAACTTTAACTCTTGGCACTGACTATAAAGCTGATACCAAAGCTGGTTTTATCCAACTTATCAATAAGCCAGGTGGTTCAGATGCTGATCTGCATATTGAATATGATGCACCAGCTATTGTTACTGGTGATGGCATTGCAAAGATTGGCCTTGCCAGCAAGACTGAAAATCGCGGCACAATCATCATCCGTGGCACCAATGAAGTTGGCCCACAACTGATGCTTCAATTGCATGATGTTCAAATCCGTCCCTCGGCAGCTCGTAACTATATCTCTGAAACTGATTTTGATACTATTGAAGTTGAAGGCCGTGTATTCAGGGATGAAAATCAGGCTGCTGGATATGAACTTGGCTTTGAAAGAACTATTCCTGCTTAATTAATGTTGGGTTTTGGGGGATGAAAGAAAGGTTGGACTATCATGGTAGGACTTTTAGATATTGCCCCAAGCAATAGGAGTGTAAAAACATCTCTTGGTGATGTAAGCGTTCCTGGCCTCTCATTAAATGCTATAGTCTGTATTATCAAGCGTCATCCTCAGTTGCTTGAAATTTTTCAATCCAAGGAAATATCTATTGGATATGAAAAAATTCTTGACTTAGGCCTGGATGTTGCGGCCAGTTTTTTGGCTGCTGGCCTTGGATATGCAGGTGATGAAAAGGCAGAAGAGAGATGTAAAAATCTCAGGCCGGAAGATGCTATAGACTTAGCTGAAGCAATACTTGAAGAATCTTTCCCGAAAGGGCCGAAAAATTTTTTCGAGAAAGTGACCAAGGCGATGGAAAAACTAAGCGAAAGCAAACAGCCTCTGGTCACAAATTCTTAGAAGTAATTGCTGAGTGTTGTGATAGGTTAATAGGATATGGTCATATAGATCCATTTGAATATACTCCAAAACAGATTCATGGGTTTATTAAGTTGGGCAGGAAAAGGAGAAATTCTGATTTAGTAGACCAAATTTATATCAATAATATTTCTCATGGAAAGAAAGAAGATATAAAGAAAGCTATCAGGGAGTTACAAAGTGGCAGATAAACGGGAAATTAAAGTTACCCTCTCCCTGAGTGGTTTACAGGAATTTAGAGCACAACTTAAAACTGTTGGCAAATCAGCAGAAGATTTAAAGAAATCATTCTCTGAATTTGGTAATTCTATTGCCAATGCAGCAAAAAATATGGGATTGATTGCAACTGCTGCAACTGCTGCCGCAGCAGCTATTGGCAAGATGGCCTTAAACAATGCTAAAGCTAATGAAGAAATTCTTCATCTTTCTGAAAGAACTGGTGCTTCTACTGACAGGATTCAAGAACTCGGCTTTGCTTTAGAGCAAACTGGAATTCAAACAGAGAATCTCCCTAGTGCGTTGGAAAAATTTAGCATTAATTTAGGTAAATTAAGAAGTCCATCAAAAGACATAGCTGAATTGTTGGAAAAACAACAGAAAGCCCAAAGAAATTTACAAGAAGCAATTGAAGAAGGTAACGATTCAGTAAATGATACCATAAAAAGTATTTCTAAAAGACAACAAGCAATTAGGAATCAAAATGCTGAGATTATAAAATCTAATTCATCTCATGATAAACATCAAAAAGCCCTTAAAAAAGTAACAGATCAGTCTGATCGTTTGGCAAAAGCTGAAGAGAATCGGACTAAAAAAATTGAAAGAGCACAAGAAAAATTAAATGAGGCCACTCAAAAATTAGAAGAATTTGATGATGGTGAGGGGAATTTAGCCAAAACTTTAGCCAAGGTTAATCCACAACTTGCAGTTCAATTGAAAAGTATTACAGATCAAGATGAAGCTTTTCTCACATTAATTGATGGTGTTAGATCACTTAATAATATTGAGGAGCAAAACCTTGTTATTAGCGCAGCCCTTGGCAAGAATAATCTTGAATTTACACAATTAACAAAATTAAGTAGAGAAGAATTGTTGGCTTTATTTAAAGAGTCAAGAAGATTAGGAGGAGTAATTTCACGAGATGCCTTGAAAAGGGCTGATGATTTTACTGATGCAGCAGCTAAAACAAATTTTGCTTTTAAATCTTTAAAGAATACAATTTTGAGGGAATTTGATCCTGCATTGACTGAAGCTTCAAATTCTATGACAGAATTTATAGTTAATAATAGAGATATTATTATTAAATTTGCACAGGATACAATCCCCTCTGTAATGAATTCTATTCAAGATTTATTTTTACTTATTGCAACAGGTGGAAATATAGGAAGGAATGTTGATGAAACCGCATTGAAGATTTTTAATATATTTAACAATATAAAAAAATCTGTTAATGATGCAATCCCTATTATTAAAAACATTGCTAGTGCTTTTGATAATTTTGCCAAATCAATTGGATTTGCCTCTGGTGCACAGGCTCTTTTTGTTATCGTA